GATTATAACTGCCGGTGTGGACTTGTTCCTGTTGAATGGTCAAGTGATTAAAAGAGGTATAAAAAAGTCATGATACGGTTTCAGATTATCGGAGAAACACCATCAAAGAAAAACTCAAAAATCAGAACGAGAACAGGATACATGATTCCAAGCAAGGCCCATCAGAAATGGCATACAGACGCTATGCTCCAATTAAACTCGCAGATATGCCGCATGAAGCCGATTCCGGCTCTTATAGATTATCCGGTAGTTATTAGTCTGGATTTTTATCATGGAGACTACATCCGCAGAGACAGTGATAACCAGGTGTCCTCTATCATGGACCTTCTGCAGGACGCAAAGCTCCTGGCCGATGATAACTGGCAAATCGTACGGCAGATACACGTAATGAACTACTATGAAAAGAAGAACGCAAAATGTGTAATTAAAATAGATTTTTATGGTCATGAATAAAAAGGACTATAAATACAGGTGGGAAAGATGAACGAAGAAACAATCGAATTCAGACTAGACCAGATTGAAAAGAAACTGGATGCAGTAACAGACATATTACTGCAGACGAACCAGCAGGAAATAAGACTATCGAATCTCGAAAAGAAAATCGAGAAGAACGTAGACAGGTGGCTCAATCCTTTAGTATCGGCAGTGATATCAGGGATAGTAGCCTTCGTTTTTGTAAAGGTAGGCATAAGATGAAAAATCCACAGACACTTGCAGAAAAACTGTATCAGAGGTTCCACGATCCGAAATTAAAATCAATTAGAGACTACGCTTGCTGTGCATTTACACTGATGTGGTGTCTGGGCATAGAACCGGACGATACAGAAGCAATAATGACCGTAGCAGACATGATAGACAAAAAGGTCCTGGACCCGGACTGTACTGTTTACTGGTCAACGGCCACAAAGTACCTGACCGGAAGAAACTGCTCTGTAGAGTATGTAGCCATAAGCTCACTCAAGGGCATAAAGGACCGGACACCGGTCAAATACACATACAACGGCAAATCGCACTGGGTAGGTGTAGAAAAAGGAAAGATAAAGTTCAACTCTCTTGAAAACTCGGTATGCGTAAACAAAGGCAAACCGGTAACAATGAGAGTGCTGACAATATCGGGAGGCTTTTAATGGGAGAAGAAATCAAAACAGAAAAGAAAGAAATCAAAGCAAAGACTGTATCACTTATCGTTAAGGTGGTAGATGTAATATTAATCATCGGCTTTGCAGTATTAAAATGGCTGGGCAAGTTCCCCGAAGCAACCATAGGTGAAATCTGTACAGTTGGTGCTGTAGTAGCAGCGATATTCGGAGACATCTCTTTGAATACGGCCCTGGACAAGTTCACAAAGAAGGCAGCCTATGATGAAGATTAATATAGCAATCTTTTGTTTCTTTTTTGTAATAATTACAATTTTATATTTATTATCATATTTTAGAAAAAAACAGATAGACAGGCAGAAGGGAGAGATAGCAGAACTTGTAAAGAACAACACAAAGCTGAAAAGTGATCTCACCTTCGTGCTGAACCACCTGGAAGAAATGCAGCAGATAGAAAAAGAAAACAAAGAGATAAAAAATGCATTAAAGGGAGCAAAGACAGATGAAGAAATATGCAGCATTATTAATTCTGTTATCAGTACTAACAACAAGCTGTGTAACAAACAGACAAAAAAGGGATGATATAGTTCTGCCGCCAGAACCACAGAGACCGGAACTGCCGCAGGTTACGGACCTCAAGGACGCTGCAGAAGTTATCATAGAATACGAGAAATTAGTAGAAGAATGGGAGCTATGGAGCAAGACAGTAAAACAAATGATATCTCCTGAAAAATAATATAATTTAACATAAAAAACGCAAGTTTCACTCTCCGGCCTTTTCCTGCAGAATAAATGCTCCATTCTGCGAAGCTTCCACCGGAGAGTGTTTTTTTTAAAAAGCAGAAAAAAAATGACTATATATATAGGCAAATATAATTTGTTTTTTTCATTTTATTATCCTTGAAAATGGGAGCTGGTACACCGGTTCGCTACCAGCTCCCTCTCTTTATAAAGGAACGGAACATGGCAGAACTTAAGAACATAAGAATAGCAGTAAGCGGATTATATGACTATGCATACGATGAACTACCAACATTAAGGGTAGCAATGCCAGGGAACGGAGCTCCGGACTGGGTAGAGAAAAAAGACATCTACAAAGTATACAGACCGGCCCCTGTACTGGCTGCAGCCTGTGATAAGTTCAAGATGTTGCCATTAACACATCACCATCCAAGAGTACCGGTAGACGGACAGAACTTCAGAGACCTGGCGGTAGGATACACAGGAGAAAATCCGGAAGTCGATTATTTATCAGACAAGAACGAAGTGGGTATAAAATCCACAGTAATGATGTATGACGATGAAGCTCTCAAGGCATACGACAACGGAGAAATACAACTGTCTCCAGGATACATAGCAGTATTTGAATGGAAAAAGGGAACAGCTCCGAACGGAGAACCATACGACATCATCATGAAAGAGATAACAGAAGTAAACCACCTGGCCCTGCTTCCGAACGGCCGCGGTGGTGAAGATGCCGTAGTACTTGACAATGCCCCGGAAACAAAGGACCAGAGTGTATTCGATTTAGTGAAGACAACAGACGGAGCTCCAATAGGTAACCAGAACGCAAAAAAGGACCACACAAAAGAAGAAGACGATCTCACAGAAGCAAAAAAAATACCAAAAGAAATAAAGAATAAAAAAAGAGCAAATCTTTATAAAGAGGTTGCTCCGTTGGTTAATCAAGGGTTCATAAACAATAAAGAAATCGGAAAAGTTCTGTTTTCAAATCACTCTGCAGAAAAAATGGGATGTGACAAAGCACTCAATAAATCATTAGTTAATGGTTTTAGTGTAGACGAACACTATGATGCAGCAGAACGCATTGGAGAATTATTCCCAGATGCAAATCTAAAAGTCATTCATCCAGATAGAGATAATGACCCGAATGTTCTCGACATGAAACGTTTTAGAAAGGATTTTAAAACTTGTGAAGGAAACAACGCGAGTGCCTGGATAACAGTAAAAAACTCGAAACAACATGGGAATAGACTTTATACAATCGAAGTTATGGAATTAAAAAAGGCTGACGAGAAGTCAGCCATAAGTGGCGGAGCTGATAAACAGACACACGCCTCAATAAATAATATAACCGATGTTCAACCAAAAGTCAAATCAATTTTTGAAATAGTAAAAGGCTCTGTCTTTGACAGGGTAAGGAAATAAGTCAGATAAAAATGACTATATATGTATAGGAGGAAAGCAATGGGAAAGAAATTGTACGGTCTTATTTCTACACTCGTAACTTGTGCAGGAACAGTATCAAGTGCTCTTGTAGCATATTTCCAGCCGGTAATGTACGGAGCAATCATCTGTGCAATTACAATCGGTGTAACAGCAGTCAATGACATCTTACTCTTGTTCGTAAAAGACGAGAAGAAAGATTAATTAATAACACAAGGAGAAAACCAATGAAATTATTGACTGGTTTATTTCGTTTTGCCCGCAAGCGAACGCAGACCACAGATAACGATATGGGAATGTTTCGAGACAAGCTCAATGAACTTGTTGAAAAGAAAGACACACTCTCTGACGAAGAAATCGTGGCAAAAGTAGATGAGTTAAAATCATTTACAGCGGACCTTCCGGACGAAGAAGACAAAGGCAAGCTCGACAGGTTCTTGGAAGATTTCAAATCTATCAAAGAACAGGATGCAGCAACAGCTAAAGAAGCTGCTTCAATGGTTGCAGATTTGTTTGAAAAGCTCGACACAGAAGCTATGAAAGACATTCCGCAGACAGAAGCACCAGCAGAAGAAGAAACCAAAGAAACTGTGGAAGAAACTTCAACAGAAGGTCTTGCAGACGCAGGAGAAGAAACTGAAGAATCTGCAGAAGAAGTGGTAGAAGAAACTGCTGCCCCGGACACAAAGGATGCAGACGCAAACTCTGATTATACTCTTGAAGAAATCTATCAGTTCATCAAGAAACGAATGGCAGAAGATTGTGGAGCAACAGACGGTGGAGAAGAAGTAGCTGAAGAAGAAAAAGAAGAAGACGAGGAAGTCGTAACGGACCACGCTCCACGTATTCCAGTAACAATCAACGGAAACAAAGCGGCACAGGGAAGCATTGGCGCTATGTTTGCAAAAATCAAAGAAGGAGGAAGATAGACTATGGATTCTAATCTTTCATTAGCAATCGGTTTTAAAGGTCAGTTAAAACTCAATGCACAGGCAGTGCCATTGCAGGAAGGCTACCTCAAACTCGGTGGAATTGTAGACGCTACAAATCAGTCTAGCGGTTTGAAATTTGGTGTAGTATGTTCTGCATCATCGACAACACCTTCACAGATTGTAGCAGGTAATGGCGGCTCAAATGTAACACGCGGAATTGTCGTATTTGACGATGCAATCGCACAGAACGCACCAGCTCATCCAGACAAATATCTTGCAGGAATGCCTTGTGCATTTATTACAAAGGGCCTTGTAAAAGTACAGAGCTGGGAAGAAGGCAAAAACCCTGTTCTCGGATACAAAGTACAGTTCGCAAACGCAACAGGTGCTATTGGCTTTGTAGCTTCAGACGCAGATGCAAGTCATACATTGCTCGCAGGCGCAACAGTAGTCGAAGTAACAGATGACGGCGCTTATATCTGGCTTTCATAATAGGAGACAACAGAAATGAGAATAGACTGTTCATCAGAATTCAAAAAACTCGGTAAGATAGCCGAGAAGATGGTAGCAAGAGACGGAAAAGCAAATAGCTTCCTTCGTGACGCTACCTTGCAGATTGGTCGTGCAAGCGACCCACACTATGGAATCCCTGCAAGTGCAGTAAACAATCCTATCTATGTAGGAGACCATGCTGTACTCGGAAACCTTGTAGGTAACAATTCGGAAATCGAATCATTGTTCAAAAAGAACCCTGCCCTCGTAAGCATGAAACCACGCTTCAACGTAAAAACCGGTAAATACGATGTTATGTGTGCAAAGAGTGGTATCAAGAGTTACGTAGGTGACTCTGGAGAATTAATCTCTATGCAGACAATTTCTCCATGGAATGCTTCGTACTTCCCAGAGTTATTCAAACAGCCTCTTCTTTACAGTCACGCACGTGATCTCGTAAAGAGACTTGGCGGAACAAACCCATGGGCAGAAGTACAGAACCTTCAGCTTGCTGCATACAGCGGATGGGGATTAATTGACGAAGCCGGTACAGTAGCTGCAAACCTTAAGCAGAACGTAAACGTACAGGGTGGAATCATGAGCTCTGCAATCATCAACATTAAAGTATTCTACAACTTTACTGTTGAAGAAATGGAAAGAGCAAAGGGTGACAACGGCTCTCCATTTGCCGGTTCACTCATGGCAGAAAAACAGAAGTATGCACAGTATGTAATCGACATGATCACAGACTACTTGACATACTATGGAAACCCTGCAACAAACACACTCGGTTTATTGGATGTCAACGGAGAAACATCTTGGAGCGGTGCAACACTCGAAGAAATCCTCGCAGATGACAGTGACACTACAAAAGGTCACACAATGTACCAGGCACTCGCAAAGGCCGTAACAGACTTCATGGACGCTTCACAGAACAAGTTCGATGTAATTCGTGTAGCAATGTCACCAAAGGCATACAACATCCTTACATCAACACCATATTCTGATGTTTACGAAGCAAAGTCTCCACTCAAGATTTTTGAAGAAAACTTCGAAGCTGGCATGACAAAGAACGGTTCAAAACCAAAGGTAGAATTCTTTGCAGACCCATTCCTTGCAGCAGACACAGACTTCAACAACTCAAAGAGTGATAAACTCGTTATTACTGCACCGGAAATCGGAGCAGGACCAAATGACGAAAAACAGGATATGCTCTTGCTTGGTGTTCCTCTTGAGAACTTCACATATCCAGTATATCCAAACTCATATGACCAGCAGCACGCAGTTCTCCGCAGATTTGCCGGAGTATTTGCACCTGTAGGAATCGCAGTAAAAGTATACACAGGCTTCGGAACAACACAGAGAGTTTGTGCTACTCCAACAGCTACTCCTGCTGCAGGTTCTTATGAAGGAACACAGAGTGTAGAACTTGCAACAACAACATCTGGAGCTGATATCTATTACACAACTAATGGAAACACTCCAACAGAAGCAAGTACAAAATACACCTCTGCAATCACAGTATCTGCAACAACAACAATCAAAGCAATCGCAATCAAAAATGGATACGAAGACTCTGATGTGTTGACAGCAGCTTACACTATTTCGTAAGGGATAGAAGGACAATCTAGGGAGAGGAAGGCCCTCTTCCTAGATTTATTTTTAATTTTATGGAGCATAGGACAATGAAATATATACAATCTTTTTATCAGTACCCTGTAACATTCTCGGCAATCGGTAAGACAGTACCTTCAAGTTATGCCCAGGGTGAAATGAAAAACCTCTGTGAAATAACAGAAAGAGAACTTGAAAAATTAAACAACTGTGAACCAAGGTTCAGAGAACTTGTAAATCAGAAGAAATACAGAATCCTGAATCACATCCCGGCATCGTATGTGCCGGCAGCTCAACAGATCAACAACGCAAATGCAGAAGCAGAAAGACTTCGTAGAGAAAACGAAGAATTGAGAGCTCAACTCAATCAGACATCAAAAAAAGAAAGTGTCGAAGAAGAAACTGAAGAAGAAACTTCTGAATACGACACAATGGAATATAAAGAACTTCAGGAAGCTGCAAAAGAAAAGGGCATAAACCCGAACCAGAAGAAAACTGCTTTAATTGCAGCTCTTAAGGAAGAAGAATAAAAGAAGGTGGAAACATGACAGTACAGGAATTCAAATTCGCAAGTAACTTCCCTACTCTCACAGATACGGACATAAATACAGCGTATGAAATAGTGTCTGTTATGTATTCCGGAGTTTTATCATGCTGGGCAATAATGCCAGAACCAATACGAACACAGAAAAGAACCCTGTTATTAAATCTGCTGATAGCATGGTATCTTCTCGACACAAATCCAACTGCGGCCGTAGGTGTCATGGGTAACGGCGGGATGGCCCTTACTTCAAAGAGTATCGGAGGAACTTCCCTCTCGTTCGGCGATATGGACGCACAGGAAGGAATAAAGCAATTAAACAGCAATTTATTCGGACAGAAGGCACTGATAATGATACAGGGTGTTCCGGAGAGGTTTGGTATTTATGCTTAATCTGAAACTTGAAATGACAAAGCTCGGCATGGTAATGGATGAACTCAAAAGCTATGTAGAAAAAGCAAGCGCAAATGTGTGGGTAGGTTTCCTGGATGGAAAATACCACACTCCTGTAATGCACAAAAACGAAAAGGGTGAATACGAAGGCTATAACGGAGAAAAAGACCCGCAGAACACAGAGCCTATAGAGAATTCAGAACTTGCAAAGAAACTGTCATTCGGTGATGCAAAAATACCGGCAAGACCGTTCATCGAAGAAGGAATCCTCTCGAAGAAAGACGAATTGTCGAAAGAAATAAAAATCCAGCTTGATAAGGTAAAGGAAGGAGAACCTGCAAACTGGTCCAAACTAGGAACAATGGCAGTAGGTGCTGTACAGGAGTTTGTAAGAAGCGATTACTACAAAAGCACTGCTCCAAACAGTGAAATGACTATTAAATACAAAGGAAGTGATACTCCGCTTATAGACACCGGAGAATTACTGAATTCCCTTGAATATGTAATTGAAGAATAAGGAGCGTAGATGTCAGGAATATATGGCGATATGCTCCTTGCATGGCCGGAGCAGCAGAGAACGATAACTGTCTATGACATGACCCCGAAGGTGAACGGAGGATGGACGAAGGTCGTAGACAGAGACGGCAAGCTGATAACACAGACGATAATCGGAGTGTTCCAGAACACAAGAGGCGGCGGTGTAAAAGAGAGCAACGGAAACCTTGTAGAGACAGACGGACGTGAACTGTGGACAAGGACCGGAGACTTGGACGGAAAGTTTATGGACTGGGAAGGCTCGGTCTATAGAATCAACGATACGAATAACTGGAGTTATGAAGGCGGCTTCTACCGGTACGGACTTCAGAAGGTGGTAGGAAACAATGCAACTGAATCAGACAACGCTACGTGGAATCTTGGCGGCAATTCTTTCTGTTGATGAAAAGTACATTGTTCCTAAACAGGGCAACTGGTGGAATCCACAGAGAACAGGCGCAAACGTAGAGAACTGGTGTGCGTACAGGATAAAGAACAATCAACCAAGGTGCGCACCTTTTTATACAGAGCTTCCGACAGGAACTAATACAACGGCAAACTGTGTAGTGTCATTGAAGAAGGCCGTAATAGAATTACAGTTTGTCGGACCACAGAGCGAACAGCTTGCACAAAGCGTAGCGATGTGGCCATTGAGAGCAGACGTAAAGGCACAATTAGAAAAAGTGCATGGAGCGATTCTGCAGGAAGACATGACGGCAACTCCGTCTGACTTCTATCAGGATGGAAACAATACGGTCGTGGCATGGAATGTGCCAGGGCTTTCAATATTGTGGTATGACGTGCTGGAAACAAACCAGCGGCCATTAACAAATATAGAAATGGGAGGACAAGTAAATGTCTGATTTTAAAGGAAGTATCGCACAGGTCAATGTACAGTTTCCAATCGAAACGGTAATAGAACCGATAGCAGGCGAAAACTATTCTCGTGCAATCATTTTCATGAATGTAACACTTGCGACAGCAAACCTTGCCGGAGTGCAGACACCTGCAGCAGGAATGAAAATCGAATTGAACGCAAATAACTATGACGCAATCGCAAGCGGTGATTTATTGAAATGGCTCGTACCATTCTTCAATTCTGCAAGAACATCTACACTTGCCATAGCGTTATATGACGAAGACACAACGGTAGATGATGGAAACGGCGGCACTACAACTGTAGACGCAACAGCACCTATTGAAGATGTGTATGCGGCATACAAATACTATGCTTATTTCAAGCTCGGATTTGCGGCAGCAGCAGACTATTCTGATTTACAGGTAGCACTTGCACAGTTATGTCTTGCAGACCCATTGTACTCAATGCTCTTAGTAGGAACAAGCGATAACAACGTTCTTACAAAGTCAAGCGCTTTGATAACAGCATTGAAAGGAGTGAATGCAGACGCAAGAGTTATCTACAATCCGGACACAACAATCAACGCTGCTCTTGCACAGCTCGGAGATTCACTCGCAACAATCAATCCGTCAGGAACACCGATAGGAAACGATGTCGATATGCACGCATTCGGAACTATCAGTGCCAGCGGTCCATTAGATGCAGAAGGCAACCGAGAAAACTTGAGTGAAGTAGACAAGGCTGCTCTTGACGATCAGAAAATCGGCTACAACACATGGGTAGGAGACGGTACAGAAAATGTAGTAACAGAAGGCTCTATGACACTCAAGGGAACAGTCGTAGGTGCTCAATGGATAAAATGCTACATCGAATATATGTGCAAAATTAAAGCTGCAAACTACATCACACAGAGAAACCGATTCAGAAACAACGAACAGTACCAGGCACTGCTTCTCATTCTTTCTGACATCGTAAAAGATTTTACATCATTCGGAAGACTTGCAGACTTTATCATAACAGCACCGGTATTCTCGCAGTTACAGAACAGCGCAGATGCAATCATCGTACCAGACGCTTGGCAGGCTTCATACGTTGACAGAATCCGCTCTGTTACTATCTATGGAACTTTGTACGTAACACAGCCAAGTAAATAAGGAGAATGAAATATGGCAAATCATACAGTAATTGCAGCCGGACAGTTTACAATCACACTCATCCATCCTTTATGGAAAGGTGGAGAACCAACAACAATCGGTGGATTTAAACTTGAAGGTCAGATGGTCCAGGACCAGCAGCTGATGGATAACTCAAAAATTATCGCACTTGCAAACGGAAACACCATCACAATCACAAACAACAACCGTTCAGGTTCTTTGACATTCAACGTTACTGCAACAAATGGTGACGATGACATGGTAAAGATAGCAAAGTATCTTCGCTCTGCAGGAGACAGTGTCGGAGGAACAATCCGTATCACACAGGAAATCAACGGCAAGACAGACGGAGACACATACCTCTCTTGTACTGTAAAGAGCTTACCGAACAGAATCATACAGGGCAACGATGCAGCAGACTATCCAGTAGTATGGAACTACGGAGAATACGTTCCGGATGATGACGGCAGCGGAAACTAAAAAAAACTATTAAGGAAGGAATAGAGAAATGGAAGCTTTAACCTTAACCAGAGAAGTCTATAAAGAAGGACTTCAACAGATAGAAGATGCAGTAATAGAAGACGCTGCATATCTTGATCAATTTAAAATTGAGTTCCCGGAAGGTATTAATACGGCAAGCGTTATGGAAATCTGCCGGGTAATTCAAGACTCCAGCTTTGAAGGAAAAGTACACATCCTGCGTTTGTGCATAGAAGGAAAAAGCGTAAAGGTAACTTGTCCGAACGGAGAACAGGAATCGTTCAGATTGAGCAACAGAGAAGACGGACTGGAAGGTATCCCGTTATTCCAGAAAGAACCTCTGGCTTTATGGGCTCTAGCAGATACAGTGTACGGATTTATCATAAAAAAATACATGAGACCTTCGAAGAAAGCTCGGTCGGAGGTGGAGCAGACATCGGATCAATTAGAGCTAAAAATGCAATAAAACGTATAGTGCCTAACGGCTTTATATGGCTTTATTATTCTTTCTGTTCAGAATACTCAAGACAACCGGTAGACATAGACGATTTGTGTGACGGACTTCGTTGTATAAGGGCAAAAAGAGAAGCACAAAGAATCATGGGAGAAAAGATAGATGGCTAGTGGATTTGGATATAACGTAAAAGCGATAGTAGACAAAGGCTCGTTCGCAGAAGCAAGGGCAGAACTGTCTAAATTAGAACAGTCATCAAAAAAACTCATAACCGGAATTGCAGGAATGGCCGGAGCATTAGTAGCGAGCGCTGCCATGGCAGGAAACCTGGCTCAACAGGAAATCAAAATGTCACAGGCAGTCGGAATGTCTACAGAGGCAATGGCCGGATGGAAAACAGCCTGCAACATAGCCGGAGTATCTGCAAACGGTCTTATAAGCTCTTTAACATCACTTGAAAATAAAATGCAGCACCTCAAGACCGGAAGCGTAGACAACAACCTGGCAAAGAATCTTGGTCTGATGGGCCTTGATTACGGAGAGTTCGCAGAAATGGATAGTGAAGCAAGAATGCGGTCCGTATTCAACCAGGCAAACCAGATGGAAGACCAGCAGCTTGCAGCAACACTTGTCGGAGACATTCTTGGAAGCGCCGGAAAAGAATACTACGAAAGTCTCAAACTGTCCGGAAAGAGCCTGAACCAGCAGCTCGAAGAAGCAAAGAAATTAAACTTTGTAACAGACGCAAACAGAAGACAGGCTGCAATATTCTCTGCAGAAATAAAGAGCGTAAAGGAAGCAGGAAAATCAATCGTGCAACTGCTCGGCAGTGAAATTGGCGCAGCACTTACTCCGACAGTAAGAAAGATAAAAAACTATCTCATCGAAAACAGAGAAACCATAAGAAAAGGTATATCAGGAGTCGCACAGACTGTAGGAACTGTGGTAAACGCAGTCGGCGGATTTATAAGTAAAGTAACACCATATATCAAAGGCCTTATAGATCACTTCGGAGGCCTGGACAAGATAATAATAAAAGTAGGTGTCGGATTTGCAGCTTTAAAATTAACAAAGGTAGCAGGCGGAATAAAGGCATTAATAAGTGGAGTAAATCTATTAAAAGCTGCGCTTGGAGGTCTTAAAGGTGTTGTCGTAGGCGGAGCTATCGCGTTACTGATAAATGACTTAATGGCATACGCAAGCGGAAACAGGTCATTGTTCGGATATATATTATATAACTTAAAAGAACTCAAAAAACACATGGATGAAATAGGTCTGTCAGATAAATTCATGGCGGCAATAGATAAATTCAGAAAAATATTTGAAAGCGAGAAGTTCCAGAACGGACTTGAAAAATTCAAAGACTTCTTCAAAGAACTCGGTCAGAAGGCCCTTGACCACCTGTTCGAATCTCTGGAAGAACTGGCTGATGTTTTCAATGCAGCACTTGAAGGAGACTGGGGAACTGTAAAAGAAATAATTAAAAAATCAATAAAACGCAGATGGGAAAACTCTCTGCCAGGCAAAGTAGCAAAAAAACAGACAGCTAACATTGAATACAAAAAAGTAATTGAAAAATTAAAAGAAGAAAATCCATATAAAGCAGCTCGTCCTCTTCATATGTATTCTGACGAAACACAAGAACTCGTAAAACAGGCTATCCAGAATGGAGTTCATAAATCTCATTTCCAAAGTTATATTGACTGGGATTTAAGTAACGTACCGGAAATAGAAGATGGAGTAATTTCACCAGGCGGAAAGATAACACAGGTATCACCGGATGACTGGGTATTCGCAGTAAAGAATGTAGCGGACCTTGCAGGTGCATTCTTACCGGCAGGAGTAACAAACAACACAAACGCTCCGGCAAGTTATGTTATAAATCAATCATTCAGTGTAGGAAACAATGCAAGAATGCAGGAAGTAAGGGCATTGGCATACAAAGGAACTTCCGAAGCACTGAAACAAAATATAAGCAACGCAACAAGAATAACACAATTCATGAGTGGAACGGCATAGGAGACAGCAAATGATACCATTAAACCAGGCGGTAATAAGGAGATATCCGGAAGCCGTAAAAATGGCCCGAACTCTGATAGATAATCCGACAATCATCATACCAAAATATATGTGGTTTATTCCTCTTGAGATAGAGACCTACGAGAAAAGCGGAAGTGCCGAGGTGTCTCAAAAACCTATTATCATTCCAGGAAAAGGAACTAAAGAATTTTTAAATGACAACGTAGCTCCAGAACCTCTCGAATGGTCCTTGAGCGGATATATACCGGGAAACGATGCACTGGAAATAGTGAACTATTACACACCGTTCGTAAGACTGAACACAGAACACCTGTGGAATACTTACAAAAACGGATATGAAATAAGATTCAAAGACATGGACCAGCACTATTATAACTCATGCGTAATACAGAGCTTCTCTACCCGATATGAAAAAGACTGTATGGGAAAAACACCGTTCAGTATGACTATAAAGGAAATAAAGGTTATAGAAGCGTCACTGGCAGAATTAACCGAAGTAGAAAAGAATGCAGTATCATCGTCCGGGGCAGCAGCAGACCAGGGAACAACGCAGACAGGAAAACTAGATGTAAAGTCTACGTTTGCTGAAGGCCTGGACCTTGATTATAATAAAATGGCAAGACTGGAAGATTTCTAATAGGAAGTGAACATGAAAAGTGCAAAAGAATTAAATAGCGTTCAATGGCCGAACGGAGACATAAACGAAAACTTCTCATTCTCTGCAATTCATCCAGACGGAGTTTTTAAATTTACATTTAAATATTTTAATGACCGATGGAATGCATGGGTACAGCTTCCGGACGGAGAAACAAGAGCAATCGGTGTAGCTCCGAACGTAATATCATGTACAGGCTTTCTGGACTATGGCTTCGCATTTTCAACGGACCTCACAGAAATAGACAAGGAATCACTTCGTGATACAGTACTGCTCATCATAACATGGGAATAGGAATGAACAACTACAATAAAATAATAGACATCACGTTCAAAACTCAAAACAGCAAGGTAGTAGTAAACACACCTAGAACCGGAATAAAGCCGCATATAGAACTGTCAGCAACAATGTCCAGAGGAACGTTCGCGCAGGATTTTGAAATAAGACTGACAAACTTTTATTCAGACGATATAGCAAACGAGATCACTGACGTAGAAGTAGTGGCCGGTTATGAAAACAGCACAAAGGTAGCGTTCAAGGGAAAAGTAAATCTTGTATACACAGAATCACCAGGACCGGACAAAGTAACGGTCATAGCTTGTTCAACGGCAAACTACGAAACATTAACGCAAGCAGTAATAAACATGAAACTTGCAAAAGGCTTCATGCTGAAAGACGCAATGAAAAAGATATCTGCTGCCTTACAGTTTGATACACCACAGATAGACAAGAGCCTTGAGACAAAGACCTGTGCCGCACCGTTCAGCCATAACGGAAAAGCACTGGACGCGATAACAGCACTCAAGACGGCATTCCCGGACATATCGGTAACAGTATCAGGAAACACTCTCTCCGTAGCACCGACAGAAGGAAAAGGAACAAATCCACGTATTCATGATGTTGTATTACTGACACAGGCCCCGCAATATTCGGGTGGAACAGTAAACATAATAGCACCATGGAATCCGGATATAAAGTGCGGGGATTTTATACACTTCCCTGCAACATTCTCAAAAAAATCTGTTGCAGCAATAGTAACAGATGTAGCACAAGTAAACACGATACAATTAAACTTCTCAACTGATGATACAAACGAAATGAACGTATCGGGAACTTGTACAAGTAAATTAAAGGAAGTCTAGTATGAACATACTGCAGTCAATGGAGCTCACAGAAAAAGATTTAATTATCTCAATTTTGAGAAGTTTTTATATATTGGACTACGGATACATAAATAAAGTAAATCCGGACAAGACAGTAAACGTAACACACGCGACAAAGACAATCATGCTTGACGGAACAGAGCTTGCAGAGACAACCACAGACAACGTAGAAGTACTGACGATAAGCGGTGGTGGTTTTTCTCTTAAATGGGATTACAAGGCAAAAGACAAGGTGCTTCTGCTCGGACTGAAAGACTACATACAGAACGTAGATGACGTAACAAAGGCAGAACCTCCGAAGGCCTTCATGCACTATTCAAGAAACACGATAAAGTGTATTCCGCTGTGTATTTTTAATGAAGAAGCAAAGGTAAACGTTATCGTAGACAACGGAAAAATGACTATAAATGCAAAGGATAAAATAGAGCTGAACGGCAACTCCAAACAGCTCGTGACCTGGGCAGAACTTAATACTGCGTTAAGTAATTTCTTAGCACAATTGACAACGGCCCTGACAACAACACCAATTGCAGGAAACGGAGCTCCACAGCCAACATGGACCAGTCTGCCTACAAGTATAGATATAAGCTCGGCAAAAAGCCAGAAGATAGTAACAGGATAGAACAATGAATGTAGAAATGCTCAAGGAAGTAGATACAGATGATTCAGAAGTATGGGATATAAAGACCGAAGGGAACATCGTGCCTATTTTAACTGGAGAACAGGAAGACATACAGATTGCTCTTCTTTCCTGCTTTCTGGAAAAAGGAACGATTCCGCAGCTTCCGGACATGGGAGTGGAATGGACTAAATTCCTCACTAAAGACTTAACATTCGGAGAACTTGATATGCAGATAAGAGACAGTCTGCAGAACGCAGGAAGAATGGAGTTTATACCGGATTATCAGATAGACGGAGACAGACTGACACTCACAGTCTCAAAGGAGCTATAAATGGGATTTTTAATTAACAATGAATTGTGGCAGCCACAGACAACGAACGAACACGCTGAACAGTGGATGGAAAACATAAACAGGATACTCGAAGAAAACAACATCCGAGATGAAGAAGGCAACATCATAAAGATGTCAAGAAACTTCGCAAATGCGTTATATCTCCAGGTCCTTGCAGGTGCAAACAGACTGGCAGATAATGACCAGAACCTTCAGAAAGCAATCAACAGTTTTAATATAGAATTATGTGATGACCAGCAGATAGAAAACCTTCTGCCGATAGCTGCAATCACAAGAAATCCTGGAAGTTACTCAACACTCGTTCTGACAGTAACGGCGAGTGATACGGATGACTGTACAATCCCTGCCGGAACAAGAGCTCCGTACGGAGACGTAAACTTCGTAGTACAGACAGAAGCCGTAGTACAGGCAGGAACTTCACAGAACATAGAAACTGTATGTGATACAGTCGGAGCGGTAACAGTACTCACTGGAGAAATAACTTCATTCGAACAGCAAATCCCGAATCTTGAAAGCGTAATAAACAACGTATCGAGCATACCTGGAAATGCAGCAGAAACAACAAACGAATTAAGAAGAAGGCTTATAAGAGGCCAGACAATAAGCTACTCATTAGACGGTGTGAAGTTTGCAATAGAAGGACTGACCGGAGTAAACAACGCAAGAGTTTATTTTAATTATAACAACACAGAAAACATAGAACTTCCAGGCGGAATCATAGTAGCTCCGAGATTTGCTTACATAGTAATAAACGGCTCAAGTGATGAGATAGCGTCTGTTTACTGCAAGTATATGAACGCACCGACACAGAACGCACCTGGAGCTTCACCGACAGGAACAGAAACAACGGTAGCCTGCAGTGTAACGGCCACAGCAGAAGGTACTACAATACCAGAAGGAACGACCTTCGTATATGACGGAATGACATTCGAAAGCGATGCAGAAGTCGTAATAGCTGCAAATGCAACAGAGACTGTAAACTTCACTGCAATAGACGTAGGACCAGTAGTAATTCCAGCCGGAGCAATAACAGAGTTTTCTGAACCGATAGAAGGTGTAGATTCAATTACAAACAGTGCAAGTGTTCCAGGAGACGCAAAGACAGCGTACAGCCAGGACTATACAACAGCAAGCGGTCAGACCATACCGATAAAATATGACAAGGCTTTGAACACACAGGTCTTTGTAAAAGTAATGATAGAAAAGGGAGCGACATTCGGCTCACAGATAGTAAACCAGGTAAAAAGGGATTTAATCGCTTCAAGTGCCGTATGGCAAATAGGAGAAACGATAACATCACTTATAACAGGCTCACCGTTTGAAGACTGCACATATACGACAGTAGCATATACACAGGTAAGTCTTGACGGAACGACCTGGAGCAATCGTGTAGTATTACCGGCAAACTCAATACCGAGAATATCTGACAGTACAATTGTAGTGGAGGCTATTGAATAATGGCGATAGAGAAAAGTCCGTACCTTCCAAAGCAGATGAACGGACCGGTAATCAACTCCGTAATGTCTGCAATGGAAGAACAGCTCGATAACACAAAGATAATAGAAAACTATCTTTATACACTCAAGATAAGTACTGCCCAGGAGACAGAACTTGAAAACATCGGACGAATTATAGGATACCCTCGTCCGCTTGTACCAGAAGGGCTGAATCAAGAAAACCTTTTGATTTTTACACATCTGCCACAGGAAATAGACGAGACAATCGGCTTCGGAACAATTGGAGAAGAAACCGGCGGTAGATTTTCAACAGTAGAACCAGGTGAAAGTAACTACATGGCTCTAGGACTTTACAGAAAGTTCCTTGAAAAAGTAGCGTACATAAAAAGATACGGAATCACTATATATGCAGTAGACAATATCGCAAGGCTTATTGCACGAAACTACACAATAAGCTGGAACGAAACTACACAGGATATAGAGATACATTTTCAAAATGCCATAGGATATCAGAACGTGTGGATTTTATCAGAACTCTTCTACAGACTTGCAACAGCTCCACAGGTGATCATCTATGACGGAGAATAAGGAGAAACAATATGAACCCAGTCGAACAATTCCCATCGTTCCCGGAATTTGCAAACGCAGGAACAAAACAGGCCCCAGGAAGCGCAAAGTATTCTGCAGGCTTTCTTCCTTCTGAAACATTTCCAAGTGAATACGCAAATTATTTTTTTAACGGTTCAACAAAAGGGATAACAAAGCTCAATGCTGCAGTAGCAAGTATATGGAACGAGCTCAATAATATATTAACAGCATTTAATATAAGTGCAGACTCAACACAGGCAAGTCAGTTATTGTCTGTATTAAACAAGATATATCCGCAGATATGCGAATGTTCAACGGCCGCAGCAACACAGAACAAATCGGTCGCGTTAAGCGGAAACGTACTCAAGACCGGAAGCGTATACGTAATTGCAATGACATACGGCAACACATACGGAGACGGCTCTTCGACATATCCTACACTGTCATTCAACAGCGGCACTGCTTATCCTTTGTGCGATATAAACGGAGCATATCTGAAAAGCGGTGCATGGAACGCAGGAGACAAGATAAAAGTCTTATTTGACGGAACAAAGTTCCTGATGTCAACAGGCGGTGTGGTAGACTTCCTGCAGAGCGGATTATTAAAACCAGTATCATCGGGAGCAGTATATACGGCATTAAATAATGTAAACAGTATTCTCATCTGTAACAATGCCATAACAGCAGCAAAGACGATTGTGTTCCCGGACGGATACAATATCGTATCAAACTCAATGTGTAAGATTTTATTTAAGAATGGACACAATTGTACAGACGCGAACACTCCGATGACTTTAAACAGTATTGCAGTAGTAGTAAACAAAAACGGAGTTCTATCACCTCTTCCAATTCACAGAATGACAGAAGGTGGTGTTACTGTTTTCAAGGCATTGCAACCAAATACGGTTCTAGAAATGTATTACACAGCAGACTACGATACCAACGGAACACCAGCATGGGTAATAACAGGAAATCCTGTAGTACTTTCTGGTACGGATTATACAATATACGCAAACGGAAAAGTAGGAGAAGATGTAATAGGAACTATAAAAGAAACGTTTGAAGATGCTGTTCCATACGGATGGATTGAGTGTACAGGTTTAAGATTAAATAAAGAAGAATATAGTGAATTATGGGCATGGGCTCAAGAGAAAGACCTTGTAGGTTCATCAAAACCATTCAAAGACATTGAAGATGATAGCTTTTCTATCCCAGACTTCAGAAACCATACTTTAATGGGTGCAAACATCTTATCAGCTGATAGTGCATGGAGTCCAGGAAACAAGTCTGTAATTGGAGAAAGACAAAACGCTCAACTTCCAAACATCAAAGGTAATGTAAATAATCAAAATGGAACGTTCACTGTAATGGGATTTGATGCAACAAGTTCTTCTTTCAAGGGTGCCTTTAAAGGAAGTCACTTCTCTGGTAAACACAGAACTGGAGAAGGTTCTTCTGACGGTGCAAAAGTATTGTGGTTGGATGTTGCATTAGGAGGCACTGACGCTTCGATGGACCATTTGGGAAAAAACGTATATTACGGTGACTTTGATAACGGTTTAGGTGAAGGAGCTACTTTTGGTGAAACCAGAGCTCAAAACTGGCGAGTGCTTTATATAATGAAATGCAAATAATATTGCAAAGAATAAAAGAATCCGGTTATAATTTTGTATGACCTTAAAAAAACGCATAGAGATAATAAAATCAGACCGGGTTCTTTATTCAATTTTCTTAATCCATTTACTTCTGACTTTTTTCCATATCGCGTACAGTTTCTACAGTGAACACCAGCAGGCATACGTACGCGGAGCATTCTGTCTTTTAATAGCAATATCAACCTTTATATTTTTGCGAAAAGGATTTGCAATAAGCATTTTATTATATGCCTGTGTGCTTTTATATTTTAATAATTTTTTTAATTATACCAGTTTTTTATTTGTACTGTTTGCAATTTACTGTATGCCGAAGATACAGAAGCACGCACTAATTCTGTACGCTCTGAACGTATTCATAGCACTGGCCATGAAGAAAAGTGCAATCCTTACGCTTGGAATCCATGCACTAAACTGTTTTTTATTTTACACCTGCGCAAAGTATCTGTTCGCTGCCATCGCACCTACAACACTAATGCTCACCGATGATGAACGCATAGTCCTGGATGAACTTGCAAAAGGAAAGCTGCAAAAACAGATAGAACAGTTCTCACCAAATACTGTAACAAAGCTGCTCAAAAATGCTATGGAAAGAAACCGGTGCAAGACAAAGGCAGAACTGCTGCACAAATACCACAGGGAAAATCCTGCGATTGAATCGCAAGGATAATCGCAAAGACAGAGTGAGTAATCGCACAACAGAAAGTACACATATTAACCTATAATAAAACTAGGAGAAAAAAACTATGTGTAAAAAATCACCTGCGGTAAATTACGTATACACGAAGATAAGGACCACAAAAAAGTCTGACCTTTATGAACAGCTCGAAGACAGTCCGCTCTCTGTTCGTGATTTTTCATTTATCTGCGACATCATAGAAGGACTGACAATAACAGAATTGAGCAGCAAATACCACAAGACCGAATCGAGAATATCAAAATGGAAACGCGAAGTATGTGAAAAGGTTCACAGGTTCGATATAGCAAATCTCAAGCGCTGACCTCCTTGCTGAATGCAAACAAATAACGGTGGATGATAGAAGCAACAGTCTCCGTCATGCTATCACCACGAACCTGCTGAACCATCTCACCGACCGGAACAAGACGGTAATACTGGTCTTTATATTTTGCAAATATGCCCGATTCGTTTATACACACTTCAACATCACGATAGGCAAAACAAGTAGTCTCCGGAGAGTAAAGCTGGATAGACTGAAAGCAGATACATCCGTTCTTGTCTGCCCTTCGCTTGAACTTCGCACAAAGAATCTCGTCAAGATTAAAAGGTGGATCAAGCCAGAAATCATCATCAACGGCAGGAGCAACACCGAAGGAATTATTGAACTGCTCGATGTATTCATGAAGATGAGCATTCGCTTCAGATAAAGATGAGTAACCTTTTTTATAAAGCCACACAGGAAGCTGACCCTGTAATGTTCTCCACATACGCTCAACGCGACCCTTCGCTTCAGGAGACCAGGCAAGAATCTGATTTATATTAAGCTCGTCCAGAATGCGCTGCCATTGGGTTCTTTTTTCCTTCATGACTTCTAGCTTCTCCCATTGAGACAAATCGCGGCCACGCGGAGTGTAGCAGAAGATAGCTGCCCGGTCGGAATAGATTTCTCTAGGCACACCAAAACGCTGGCACGTCTGCCGCATGATTTCAAGATAGCCATAGATACATTCAAACTCGGTAAGATAAAGACCGGTAATCTTGCCGGTAGCGTCATCAATAGCACCGGTCAGACAATAGCGGTTTTCATTACCGAACTTGTAAAACCAGGCAAACGGAGTGCCGTCAATCTGCAGAAGATCACCTGCGCACTGCCGCCGTATACGAGGACGGTGTACTTCTTTTTTCTTCCGGACCTTATGAGCTTCGGGAGAGACCATGCCGTACTCTTTGAGAATAGCCGCTACAGTCTTATAAGAAAGTGTAAGGTTTTCAAACTCATGAAGGCAGGAAGTAAAGTATCTGAAATTAACATCCGTATACGAAGCTGCATACAAAGCCGCAACCTTCTGTCGCAGAGACGTAGGCAATTTATTGACAGGAGCTCTGCCTGTATTTTTGTTATGGAAAACAGAATCTCCATAAAGGCTATAGTTTTTTTTCAAAACAGACAAATACGGAATAGAATAGCCGGTCGATTCCGAAGCCTGCCGCAGAGTGTACTTGCCATAATACAGACCACGAACGTACACAGGAAGCGCGGTCCTAATATGCCGGTTCTTTTTCATAGTTCGGTCATTATCGGCAGCACCCCATAGAAAACTTTAATGCAGAATTGCACAAAAATTGCACAAAAATTGCACTTTTTTTGCATTTAAAGATACGATTTCACTTGACAATGTAAAAAAGAAGTGCCATACTTTAAACGAACAAGGGAAAGCGTAAATCTAAAACACGCTCCAGTTTGTAGAAGTTTTGAAGTATGAGCCCTTCTTCAAGCCTTTTACAGGTTTGTAAAAACCCATCAACCAAGGGCTCAAAGGTTGGTGGGTTCTTTTTTTTAACAAAGGAGAAACTGTGGACTATCAGGTAATACAAGAGGGGAAAACCTACAGAAAACGCAGCGGATTTTTTATCAGCTGGGAGACGGCCATAAGCATAGTGGTTGTGACGTTATCGGTAGGATACGTAGTAATCCGGAGCTTAATTCGGTAGCCGGAACGGTTCGCAGGTTCAACTCCTGCACCGGCTAAAGAGAGAGCGGCATCCAGAGGCTCGAGACAACCTGGATGTAACCCGAAGGAGAAGTCAAGCGACAGCGGGCTAACGTGACTCCTGGAAGCTGACGGCAGAGCGAATGGAACGGTACAGTCCAAAGCCGGGAGGTTCGAATCCTCCACGCTCTATAGCTTAATAGGTGGCCACCATTGAGCAAATTTTATAAGGAGGTTGCATATGAGCAACGGAAATGTAGTAAAAGAGATGGTGCATCTTTTAAGTTATGACGAAACAAAAACATTCGTTATAACAAAGGTTCACCAGTTAGACGGTAATGTGTGGCAACTGGAATTACATAGGGATAAAGAATCCACCCCGAAGGACCTTATAGACATAGCTGAATGCCTCGGTCTTTATGATGAATTCTTTATTACAAAAGCAGAAAAAAGGCCTGAAGGTTCATGGGAACTGTTCGTACACATGGAGGCAGTAAATGATAACAACAAATAAAATGAATATGCCACAGGCCTTCGTAAACTTTGTGTCAAACGTAAGACACAACAAAAAAGGAACACTCTCGGCAACAACACTGCTGCAGGGAGACAAACAGATAGTCCTATACGACAGACACTTCGATGAATTAACACAGGACGCGGCAGACCTTGTATGGTCAAGTTTTGGAACAGCCTTCCATTCAATCATGGAAAAACAATCAGATGACAGCTTCAAGGAAGAATACTTCGAAACTCCGGTAGATAACTGGAAAGTAACCGGACGCGTAGACAGATACGACATGAAGAATAAAGTCATAGAAGACTGGAAGACATCGAGTGTGTGGAAAGTAATATACAAAAGCTTTGATGACTGGAAAGCACAAGGTCTGACATACGCATGGCTCATGAGACAGGCAGGACTTGAAGTAAACAAGGTGCGCTTCATAGCCTTGCTCAAGGACCACAGTAAAACAGAAGCAAAAGTCAAACCAGACTATCCGCAGAAACCGGTATACATATATGAGTTTGACGTAACAATAGCAGACCTTGAAGCAACAGAAAAAAGGATCAAGGAAAAAATCAAATCAGTATCAGAAAGCTACAAACTTGGAGACGATGACATTGCACCATGTTCTGAAGAAGAAAGATGGGCAACACCAACCAAGTTCGCAGTCATGAAACAGGGAAGAAAAACTGCCTTGAAAGTATGCGAAGACAAGGACCTTGCAGAAGCATACATAAGAGACCAGGGAAACGAAGCCTGTTACATAGAAGAACGACCTGGGCAAAGCAAGAAATGTCTTGACTACTGCCCATGTGCGGAGTTCTGCAACTTCTACAAAGAGATGCAGAAAAAGGAAGTAGAAACCCTGCTCGTATGAGCTAGGAAATATGTCCTGCAGACGGACAAAAAACGTCTGCCTTTAAGATAATCCGTTGCAAACGGAAGTCGGAATAATTATTTGACAGCCGGAAAGACGGCGGTTCGGAGGTGTTCCCCGGTGTAATCACCCCGCCTTCGAACCTTATTTGAAACAAACAGAGGTACATATATGGACATGAACAGAGTAATGATAATCGGCAGACTTACCCAAGATGCCGCACTGACCTACACAGCAGGGGGATCAGCAATCATAAACTTCAGCATTGCGGTAGATCACAAAAAGAACAAAGACGGAAGTGCAGACACTTCATACTTCCAGTGCAAAGCATTCGGAAAAATTGGAGAAAACCTGAAGCCATCCCTTATCAAAGGAAAACAGGTAGCAATCACCGGATACAACAAACAGGATCGCTGGGAGAAAGACGGTCAGAAACAAAGCAGAGTAATCATCAACTGTGAAGAAATACAGCTGCTCGGTGGCGGAAGTGGTAATCAGAATAACAATGGTTATCAGCAGGACTACGGATACGGTAACTAAGGAGTTTGTATGGAAGCAAAGGAAATATACAAAAAACTAAGTCAACCACCAAAAACAGCTCTTCGTGAAATAACAGCTGGAGATTTAAAAGGGAAAACAGATATAAACCCGCAATGGCGATATGAAGCAATGACCGAAACATTCGGACTTGTAGGTATCGGATGGAAATACGAAATACAAAAACTGTGGACAGAACCAGGTGCTCGAAATGAAACACTGGCCTTCGCACAGGTAGCGGTTTATATCAGAGAGCCGGATACAAAAAACTGGAGTGAACCAATCATAGGTATCGGAGGAAGTAAATTAATAAACAGCTTCTCAACCGGACTTAAATCAAATGATGAAGGATACAAAATGGCAGTGACAGATGCCTTCAGTACATCATTAAAAATGATTGGAGTAGCAGCAGACATCTATGCAGGACGCTGGGATGGTTCTAAATACAACGAAACACCTTCAGAACAGTCAAACAACTCATACAAATGGGGAAAAGAACCTGCTGCCAATAAAGAGGCACCAGCACTTGCAGGTGGCCCAGACACTCCGGAACAGAAAAAAAGAATAAACGAAATTCTTGCAACAAAGAAACCGGACGGCTCAAAGGTATTCTCTGCAGAAGACTGCGCAATGGTAACAAAGTGGAGAGCAGAAAGAACTGCAGAAGAAGTAATTCAGAACCTAAAGGAAATGCTCAAGGAACGAACAGAAGCGTTCCCGGAAGATATACCATACGAACCAACAGAAGAAGATAAATGGAAGTAAAGATAACCTTAAAGAGAATCGACATGAGAAATCACATCTGCTTTGAAGCTCCACAAGAACCGGAACTCCGGGAAGCATTAAGAAGTGTCCTTACTTCCTGCCGCGATAAATACAACAATTATGTGTCGGTAACATTTAAACCACCATACAAACCAAGAACAACAGGTGAAGGTTCACAATCACATCATCTGAATGGACACATTGCACAAATCTGTCAGGTTACAGGAAATGATCACGAAACGATAAAGTACTGCATAAAAATGATAGCTGTAGAACAGATGGACTACCCATTCGAAACAATCGCAGGCCACATCGTACCGAAACGAGAACGAGACTGTAACACAGAAGAATGTGCAAAGCTCATCGAGGCAAGCCACGTCCTGGCTGCACAACTAGGGCTCATTTTAAGGGAGGAAGCAGAATGAGTGTAAAGAAACAAAAACTAATCCTGGATACAACACAGAAAAGAGTGTTTGACTTCATGAAAGAAAACGGAAGTATAACGACACTCGGCAAATAAAAAGCTCGGAGAAACAAGGCTCTCGGCAAGAATCTTCGAACTGAAAGAAAAAGGTGTTGTCATCGAAGACGAATGGATAAAAGTAAAAAACCGGTTCGGAGAAAGCCGAAGGGTGAAATCTTACAGTATAGGTTAAAAGATGAACCAGGCAGAAACTGAACAGAGACTGACAGCACTGGCAACGAGTAATGGTGTGTGTGAAGTCTGCGGCAAAGCACTGACCAACAGTACATGGCAGGGAGCTCACAGAATAGCAAACACCATCCCGAACAGAACAAAATGGGGAGCATGGATAATAGATCACCCTATGAACATAGCAATAGTATGCAGCCTTAAATGTAATCACGTTTGCAATATAGGATACAACCCAGGTGAATGCTTAAGGCTGGTACAAAAAATAGTAAACAAAGAAATAAAAAAATATGAGGGGAAATAAAATGCGAGAGTCATTCGTAATACACACAGAATACATAGAAGACCTGCCGGAAGAAAGCAAAGCAGAATTTCTGATGTATATATACAATTACGGGGCAAAAGGAATAGAACCGGACCTCGAAGGTTTTGCACAAACTGTATGGATAAAGATACAGAGAAGAATAGATGCAGACATAGAACAATACGAAGACACAGTAAGAGCTCGTTCAGCTGCAGGAAAAAAACACAAAGGCAATCAATACACTAAAGAATTGGAACAAAATGGAACAAATGGAACACAGTTCCAATCAATGGAACAAAATGGAACAAATGGAACTGTATATGTTAATGATTCTGATTATGTTAATGAATCTGATAATGACACTGTTAACACACAAGAAATCCCAGAATACATCAAAAAAACAGAAAAAAGATGTGTGTGTAATCCAAAAGAGACACAAAAACTGACAAAAGAGATATTCGAACTTGTCTCTGAGCATAATAAATCAGCTCCACCGGATAAAAAAGTGCCGATAGCACCAGACATATGGCAATTTACGAACAAACACATGATGCAGCTGCTCTCGGCCACAGGAACAGATGAACCACCCGAAAAGATAAAACAGGCTCTCGTAAATTTTCTGCAGATTGCAAAAAGCGACACATGGCAAAAAACGTTCACCTGGACCACGTTCTGTAGGCACTATGTCGAATACACACCAGAATACTTCTCACTCTCAAGATACCTGAACGAAACACCGGACACAGAAGACGCGACAAAGAAACCGGAGAACATATTCTACTTCGCTCACAAGAACGATCCAAAGTTCATAATGCGGGCATTCAGAGACTACAAGGACGAATGGGAAAAGGCCGGAAGACCGGATGGAGAAGCATACTACAAGCTCCAGGCGGAATGGATAAGACGAGGTCCACCGGCAGACAGAAAATATAAAACTTACGAGAAGGAGGCTTAAAAATGCTGTTTGACAAGTTAAGCGATTATTACGGATGTACGGACGATGAGACAGAAGACTTCGTTCACACACAGGAAAAGAACCTGACTTCAGAAGAACAGGCAGAAATCTATTCGGCAATCATACAGAAACGCTCAAAGCGGTATGGTTTCCCGGACATAGCTGCACTGTCGGAGTTTTTCAAAAAGCGGAAGGATAACGCAAAGACATACAGCTGGTGCGTATGCAAAGACTGTAAGGCAGAATACGCTCTTAATTTTATAAGCTGCCCTTCCTGTTATAAGAAAGACGGAAAGAGAAACAAAGGATACGCAATCCGGATGAGTGATACCAGACCGGGAAGTAATGTGATCATGTGGAATCAAACGAGTTTCACCAAAGCCGATGAAAACGATTTGATATGTCTGAACTGTACGATGACAAATGTAGACGGACACTACTGCTACTTCTTCGGAGACCCGAATCATGTATGCAGTAATGAACGATTTAATGAATGTCCTTGTAAAGCCTGCTGCGTAAGACACAAGAAAGCAAACGCACACTTGAAAAGAGATTAAAAAAATGAAAGACGGAAAGAAATGGAAACAACAGGTTCTGCCCTTTGACTTCTGGGTAAAAGAAAAACAGAAGAAAGAATCTCAATTCAGACAAATGGTTGAAAAACTGCCCTTCTTTCCAGAACCACAAAATGACAATGAAAATCTTTTTAATCTGCAGAAAGAATACTACAAGGGAAATGAAAACGCTCTAAAAGAGATGTTTTTAATAGCGATGAAAATAAGCGCAAAGATTATGTACAAGGAAATGAAAAATCACCGGTTATTCTTCGACAAGGAAATCCGGAACGAAAAGATAATGGATGCAGCAATCTTGTTCATAGAACAGATTAAAAAGAACAACCTGGTAATAAAAACCAGCTTTATATCGTACATTCGGCTGCAGGTAAGAAAAATATTATTCATGCAGACAAATGCTCAAAAGTTTGAAAAGTGGTGCATAAAAAAAGGAATAAATATATTCGCACAAAGCGAAGAAGAAAAAGTCATGATAAAAAACTGTTATTTAAACGAAACCAGAGTAAACAAGGAGACAAAAGAAAATGAACTTTGACGGACCGGAACAGGAGAGAACCTTCTCTACGCAGGAAATCACAGAGCTTCTGAATATATCACACGCATTCGTGATGAGCGTATCAAGAAGGCTTGGATTGGAGATCAAGAAGAAGAATGACGAAACGCACGCTTGTGTATGGTCTTATCTTGATTTTAAGAGAATTGAAAAGGCGGTAAAGCAGAACAAAAAGATAAATGCAATGCGAAGACCAAAGAACGTACTGTATTCAAATGCCCAGGAACATCCGCTTGTAACTGATAAAAGGTGTCTGAACCTTTACTATTGGCCGGATGTAATTCCAGATTGTTTTAAAGATATGGAGGAGTAAAAGAAAATGACTAAAGAAGATAAAAGATACATAGCAGTCGATATGAGTTCAGCAGAAGAAATATCTGAACGAATATGTAAAGCAAAGTTTTGTTACAACGAGTGCCCTGTACCTGTCAAGAATGAGTTTCTTGGTTGTACTTGTAGACCAGTAAAACATATGAAAGAGTGTTCCCGGTTAAAATCATATTTGAAGAAGGAGAAAAGAAACAATGAACGAAACAGAAAAAACACAGATTAAAGGTGCATTACTTAAATGTGCCGAAGAAAACGAAAACAAGGCAACTCCAACATTTAATGTGGTTGTATCAAGTGTCTGCAAGAGTGCAGTAGAACGAATTGAAGAACTTGAACAGGACTTATCCAATAAAAAACTAGCCATTCAGAACAGAAAGGCAGATATAGAAAGGCTTGAAAATGAAAACGCAGAATTGAAAGAAAAGTGTAACAGTTTACAAGGACTTGTTACTTATTATCAGACTAATTTTTGTCAGGATAAAGCAATAAAAGACTTGCAAAAGGAAAATGAAGAACTAAGGTATCAACTTAATAAGAATCCTTGCGTTTGTAATACAGAATGGCATTGTAATGATTGCTTAGAACTTTTAACTAAAGCAAAAGAAATAATGAAAGACGAAGAAATGGCAGAAGAATATGCAGATAATATAAGTGGGCTTGAACTTACCTGTAGTTTGTTATCTGCAAAAGACAAAAACCACGCATACAGACTTGGCAGATATGAAGGTTTCCTTGCAGGACTTAAAGCAGGCAGACCACAATGGCACAAAGTCGCTGACGGATTGCCAATTAGCGATAAAGACAAATATTATTTTGTTGTTGATAAAATGGATGCATATATGATAGCAAGATTTTATGAAGGTAAATGGTCTAATTATTCAGTTATTGATGAGGTTATCGCTTGGTGTGAGTTAACCACTTTTGATAAGGAGTAAATTATGAAAGCAATCAAATGTAAAGAATGTGGAAAAGTTGCTAATATATTCAATCGTCTTTTTTATCGGAAAGATTATGTAATAGAAACAGGAACGGTTTATAACTGTCCTAAATGTTATAAGAAAATTAAAAAGATGTGGGAGGAGTAGATTATGTTTGAGAAAGAAGCAGAATTTTATGCAAGAGAAAAGTATAGTCCAAAGACGGATAGTTTTATTGTTGCTGTCGCAGATGATGCTTTCAAAGACGGTGCAAAGTTCGGCTATAACAAGGCTAACGAATGGCGTTATGTGAAGAATGGGGATTTACCTGTTGATACAGAAGAAGAAATGGCAGAAAAAGAATATCATCAAAAGAAAATAAATGAAGCATTAAAAATCTTTCGTGAAGCACATTTAACTTGTGCATCTGACGGTAAAAGTTATGATTATGATGGTAATTATAATACGAGAAATATTATCATAATTAATGTAATTGCGAAACTTCTTGAGAGAATTGAGAAAGCAGAAGTTGTAAAGGAGTAAATTATGTTTGAGAAAGACGCAAAGAAATGGGTAAAAGAAAACACACGAATTGAACATTCTGCAAGTTTTGGAGAAATAAAGGTTGAGCCTTCTGCCGAAAAAGGTTTTCAGACGTTAGAAGAAGTTGAAAAATACTATAAGGAAGGAGAAATAAGGCTATGAAATCTATTGAAGTTGAAGATGCTGATTGGCAAGAACTTTATCAGGTTAATGTAAATTGTCCTTATTGTAATCAATATCTGGAAATAATCGAATGGTATGATTATGAAGGAACAAGTATTAAAAAATGTAAATCTTGTGGCAAGAAGTTTTATCTTAAAACTAAGCCTTGGAAAGAAGGAGATTGAATAGATATGACAAAAGAAGAACGAAACTTTAATAAATGGTTTGACGAATATGCAGACGGAGTAAAAGTCTTTGAAGAAGTAGATATGAAAATAGCCTATCTGCAAGGGTGTGCAGACGAAGTTGAAAAGTGGGAAAAGATAAATGGTGAACTTCGGACACAGTTGGAACAGGCAAAGTAAATAATTGAAGAATTTATGATAACAGAAACAGGTGGAATAGGTTATTCTGAATTATATGATAAAGCAGAACAATTCTTGAAGGAGTAAGCAGAATACCAGAAGGAGTTGAAGAAATAAAATGGCAAAGAAAGAACTTAATGTTTGAGGTGGGAAAATGAAAAAGGCTTTTATTTTATTATCGTTTTTTATTTGTACAAAGCTCTATGCACAATATCAGACAATAGAGACTTTCAATAATTTCTATACGCAGATAATACTCTGTACAGACACGAAAAAAGAATATGTCTTGATAAACAACGGATACTCGGAGTTCCCTGAATACCTTATAATATTCTCGGACAAGAAATACTCTGCCCGCCAGGTGTACGGTGAGATACTTCTTAAATATTACAGGATCAAGAACGCAAAGAAAGAAATCCGGCAGAAAGACGGAGAGTTCTACTACAAGAACCTGGACAACGCAGAAGAAGAAGTCCTGTTCTTAAAATTCCTTACAGACGAGTTCATACTTTTAGAATACGGTATTTTTTATCTTGATGATAATACAAGTAAAGATGAGAAGATAGAGTTCTATGATATAGCTGAAGACATCTACCGGGAAGAAACTGTCGGCAGCTCGGCAGGAATACTCATGGGAATTAATGCAGCAGACTTCCTGCAAATGCTAAAAAGTTATGATAATCCAGAATAGAAAAAAATAACTTGACTTCTTCAAAGATAAGGCTTATTGTCTTGTCCTGGAGGCAGGCAGATGGAATTGAAAATTATTTTAATAGTTATAATCGTAGCCATAATAGCTAACGTCTGTGGATTTTTCACAGGAAAAGCCTGGGGAAATGAATCAAAGAAAGGACCTCAATCCTTCAATAAAAAAAACAAATAGGCCACCGAAAAGGTGGTCTTTTTATTTAACAAAAAAGACTATATATGTAGAGGTAAACACACATGATTGAAAACATTTTTAGAATTATAAAAGCAGACAGATACACAAAGGATGGCTGCGATGAAATCCAGAAAGCAAAAGACAACCTTGCAGAAGACGAAAAATATAACATCGGTGACATATCAAAGAAGACAGGGCTCCAGAAGACAGCCAACGGATGGGTAGAACCAAAGAAAGCAAAAGCTGGAGCAGGAAAACCAAAACAGGATAAAGTGGGAAACTTTATGAAAGCCTACGAGCGCGGAGACTTCGGAAAATATCAGCAGAATGCAGAACAGAAAAAAGCTGAAAACTTCTTTAAACAAAGCAAATCCAAAGAAAGCAAGCAAAAGAACGTGCATGGAGCTGAAGTAGACAAAATCTACGAGCGCCAGCTTAAACGCATTAAAGAGCTCAAGGCAAAAGGTTTCACAGACGAGCAAATCGACAACGATAAGATAATCAAGCAGACAAAGGAAGACATGAAGAATGTCGGAAAGAAGCCTGTAGCAGAAAACAAGCCGGATAACGAAAAATCGCTCGGACAAAAAAACCAAGAAGGTCAATCTTATATTGAAGCAAACGCGCGAATGACACAGGCAGCTCTCGAAGCTTTAAATCGCGGTGATATTTCTAAAGAACAATTCAAACAACACGTGCAGGCAATAAACAATGCAACACGCGAAAATTTAAAAAAAATAAATGGTTCATCATCAAAAGACGCTGCACCACGCGAACTCACCGGAGACTGCAAAATCCGGATAAGAAAATAAATCAATATTTTATTTGATAAAAAGAGCTCCTTGTCTTATACTAAAGGCAAGGAGCATTTTTTATATGAAAAGAATAATATTAATAATCATAACAATATTTTTATGCAGTGCAGGATATACACAGGGATACAGAAATACGTACTGGGGAGAAAGTGCAGAACAAGTACTGGAGAATCCAGAAATAGAAATAAGTAATCTGACATTTAACACATATGTAATGGCAACAGAAAAAACCAGAGTGCTAGGGCAACCGACAACAATATACTATGTTTTTTCAATGGCAAAACTTAAAGGTATCGGATATGCCGTAGACGATACACCAAAAAGCAGAAAAGCATTAGAAAAAGTGTTTGAGACACGAAGAATGTTTGTTGAAAGCCGTAAAAAAATAAATATGGAAAAGACAGCGGCAGAAGATTATAAAAAACATGTGGACTCAATTAATCAACCATACGCGGTATTATTCATAGAGGATGTTCTGTTATATAACCAGGGAGCAGAAAAAACAGCCCGCGGACAAATAGAAAAGGCTCAAGACAGTGATAAATCAGAAATTGAATATATAAATGCAGAATACGGCCTTGATACAGAAGTAAACATATATGCAGGTCTTATAGATGGTAAAATAATTATAGTTTTTACACAAATGGCAGAAGACTTCTAAAACAAAATACAGATCACACAGAGGCACCCGGAAGGGTGCTTTTTTTATGTTCAGAGCTCCATACAAAAATGACTATATATGTATGGAAGCAACAACATGGAAAACAGAAAAATAAACGAAAACTACAAAGCGATAGCAGAATCGCTTATTAACACTGAACCGGAGCTGGCATACATAAAGAACAGCTCGGTAAGAATTGCATATCTTGAAAGCGACCAGTCAAAGAAAGCAGACAAAGACAAGCTTGTACTCGGTGAATGCGAAAAGGTAGCTGCAAAGAACAAATGGGCAATATCATATGACTTCACGATAACCCTATTCAAAAACAACCTTGTAGGTTTATCTGCCGCACAAATACGGATAGTACTGTATCACGAACTGCTGCACGTATGCATAGAGCAAGAAATGGATGGGAGCGAAGCATACAGCGTAAGAAAACACGACCTGGAAGACTTCAAACTCATCATAGACAAGTTCGGAACAGACTGGGCAAAAACTTCTAAAACTACACGTGACAATTAAACAGGAGGAAGCGATGATAAAAATTAAATATGATACAACAGACACTCTCGAACTTGAACAGATAACAGAGTTCCAGGGTGGACTCAAAGTCAGAGAGAATACAGACTACGAAAAGATAGAAAAATCAATCAGAAAACATGGGTTCAGTTTCCCTTTCTTTATCTGGAAAAAAGGAAAGATAAACTACTGTCTTGACGGACATGGTAGAATCGGAGCACTACAGAGAATGGTAGCAGCAGGAGAATCTCTTCCCCCGCTCCCTGTCGTTTACATTAAATGTAAGGACGAGGCAGAAGCAAAAGAAATTCTTCTCAAGCTCAATTCAACATACGGCCACATGACAGCCGAAAGTGTAAAAGAGTTCCTCGGAGACTTACAGATAGACCTGGCAGACATTGCACTCCCGGAAGGAGTAATGGAACTGAACTTCGAAGAAGCCTTGAAAGACACTGTAAACGATGACGATGCGCCGGAAGTAGACTACGGAGAACCTGACAGTAAACCAGGTGAAATATACCAGCTAGGTGATCACCTTTTAATGTGTGGAGACAGTACATCTGCAGAAGACATGGCAAAGCTCATGAACGGACAAAAGGCAGACCTTATCGTAACAGACCCGCCATACAACGTAGACTACAAAGGCGGAAACGGACTGAAAATACAGAACGACAACATGAGTGAAGAACGCTTCCTTGACTTCCTTACAAAAGCATTCAGTACCATGCTCGCAGTATTAAAGAACGGTGGTGTCTTTTACATATGGCACGCAGATAGTAAATCAAACAGCTTCCGGGAAGCAATAAAGAACGTTGGTGGTGTAATCCGTCAGTGTCTCATATGGGTAAAGAACAACTTCGTAATAGGCAGACAGGACTATCAATGGCGGCATGAACCATGCCAGCCAGCAGGCACAAAGGTGCTGACAACCCAGGGAGAAAAGAACATCGAGGACCTCACAGAGCAGGACCGCGTTATTTCATTTGATACTTACAGCGGCCAGGTTAAAGGCTACAAGAACGGAGGATACGCAATAAAGACCGCCAGCAGAGATTACAAAGGCCTGCTATATTCTGTTTATGTAGCAAAAAACCGCGTAACAAAGGCAACAAATAACCACCAATTCTCTGTGCGTTTCAAACCGGACACAGCAGAGAAATACTGCACATATCTCATGAAGCGAGGCAACTGGTGGCGCGTAGGAATTACCAGAACATACGATGCCCGCGGATTTGGACTCAAACACAGATACGACCAGGAGCACGCAGAAAAAGCCTGGATCATTGAAACGTTCCCGACAATGGCTGACGCCCAGATGGGAGAACAGTACCTCGCATGCAAATATGGAATCCCTTATACACACTGGGAGACAGAACGCGGAAAAGTAAACAACCAACACAACCAGCGAACCCAGGAACAAATAAAATGGATTTACGACCACATGGACCTGGAAGCAATGCGACACCACGCATACGACCTTCTCACCGATTACGGACGTGATCCAGAATTCCCGCTTGTTTGCGAGAACAACAAGAGACAGAAGTACAGCCGCAGAGTTACTGCACGCATTGAAGCCTGCAACCTTATACCAGGACTTATGGAACTGCCGGTCCCAGGAAAGCCAGCAGATAGTCCAAATTTCAAATGGGTACCAATTCAGATGGTAACAGCCGAGAAGTTCAGCGGCAAGGTTTACAGTTTAGCCGTAGAACAATACGAGCACTACATCGCAGACGGAATCGTGACACACAACTGCCTCTACGGATGGAAAGAAGGTGCAGGACATTATTGGGAAGGCAGCAGAGACCTCTCAACTATATTCGATGATACTAGAGCAGACTGGAAGAAAATGAATAAAGACGAGCTCATTGCAGAACTTAAGAAGTTTGACAACGAACTTAAAACAACAATCATCTACGAAGACAAACCGGCAAAGAGTGAAGATCACCCTACAATGAAACCGGTTCGTTTATTCGAAAGACTTATCAAGAACAGTTCAAAGGCAGAAGACATAGTACTCGACCCGTTCGGTGGTTCGGGAACAACTATCATATCAAGTGCAAAGACAGGACGTATTGCAAGGGTTATGGAATTAGACCCTCACTATGCTGACGTTATCCGTAGAAGATGGACAACCTGGGCAAAGGAAAACGGTCTCGAAGTAGGCCCTGGCGGTCTTGATTAACCGAAAACTCGGAAGGAGTAAGAAATGGCACACAACATAACAAAAGAAGAAGTACTCACAGCCATACAAGGCTCGCAAGGACTTATAAGCAAGATACAGAAGAAACTCGAATCAATCAAAGGAACGAAAATCTGCTGGGATACAGTAAGCAAATACTGTCATGAATGGCCAGAATGCGAGGAAGCAATCAAGGCCGAGAAAGAAGCAATGCTGGACCTGGCAGAAAATAACATCTTCAAAGAGCTCGTGGCCGGAGACAGTAAAACGTCAAAATGGTATCTGCGTATGAAGGGAAAAGAACGAGGATACGTAGAGACACAGGAAATCCAGATGGCAAACACAGACCCGCTGAACATAAACTTGAGTGGAGACAAGATGACGGCAAAAGAGCTGCTGGACTCACAGATGGTGGAAATAGCAAATGCAGGACAAGTCGAATAACGAAATTAAACCGTTCATTCACCAAAGGCAGATACTGTCTGCTCCGGCAGCCTTTCCAATGATATCATACTTTTTTTTATGTGGTGGATACGGCTGCGGAAAGTCCTTCACAATCGTCTTCATGATAATTGAGTTATGCAAGGAATACCAGGGAAGCGACATAACAATCGGACTATGCAGCACAACCATAACGTTATTAAAAAAGACTGTCATACTGGACCTTGAGAAGATATGCAAAAAGACCGGTTCAATCTTTACCTACAATCAGCAGGACAACATCATCACCATAGGGACCATCCGGTTCTTGCTGATAGCCACAGGACAACCGACAGACATATACGGACCGAACATCCACATCTGCCTGTGTGACGAGATAGACGAGCTTCCGGAGATGAAGGCCGTAGAAGCGCACAAAGCACTGTCAGAACGAACACGTCTCACCTTACCCGATGGAAGAAAGCCGTTCATAATGTACTTTTCAACGGTCCATGGATACAGAGGACTGTACAAGGTAGTACAGAAATTAAAGCAGGACGGACTGCCATACTGCCTCGTACGAGGACTGACAAAGAACAACACGAGCCTGGACCCTCAATACGTAAAGAATCTCTATGCAATCTACGATGAGAACGAACGGCTGGCATACCTGGAAGGAATGTTCGTGGACCTTAAGTCAGGACGCGTATACACAGAATATGACGAGAACAAACACAGAATAACACCGTTCGATGTAACCAATGACTACGTAATCCAGATAGGCCAGGACTTAAACTCCGGATTCAGTAAAGCTGCTGCAGTCGTAAAGAAAGACAAGAAACTTTATATCACGTGCGGATGGAGCTTCCCGGAGATAGGTCTTGCTCCGTCAATCATGAGACAGAAATACCATGAAAATCAGATACTGTGGTATCCCGACAGTGCAGGAAAAGAAATCATCAAGGGATATAAGCAGCAGATAATCGACAACGGAATCCAATGTAGAATAGGAAGCACAAATCCTCGGATAATAGATCGTGTATTTTATATCAACAAATTGTTCCGCATGGGTCTACTCTACGTGTTCAATTGCAAAGAGACAGATGAACTGTCAGAAGCACTCAAAGTACGAGCATACGACAACAACGGAAAACCGGAGAAGGGCCAGGGAGAAAAAGCCCCGGACCATTTCTGTGATGCAATCGAATACGTCATATACAGAATCGTACGCAGTGACCCGGACTTCCTGAACCTCAAGGAACTGTCAAGAGAGAACGTAAGAGAAAACGGATATCTGAACATAAGCGGCCAGAATGTATAAGAATTAAGGATTAAACATAGTTTTTATAATCCAAACAACAGCAAAGATTAAAAATGCCAATTTAATCAAGGCCCATAAGGTTTTAATTCGCCCCTTTCTCTTTGACTTTTTATAATAAACAGGATGACTGTTGCACCAGTTTTCAAAACAACCTGCACTACAAAACTCGTTTAAATAACCATAGCCATCATCTTTTGGATACCGGTTTCCACAGGCACGACAGGATACAAACTTATTTGCCATTTTCATTCTCCTTTACTCCATAAGCATATTTCATAAAAAGACATATGTCAAATTCAAAAATGACTATGTAAGCATGGAAGCAAAGGAAAAGTATAAACTAGGTAAAGACTATGAGTTTTTACTTATGGATCGTATCCAGAAAATAAAATCAATCAACGATATGTATAACCTGGAGCAGAACAGCTATATATCATTTAGTGGCGGCAAGGACAGTACGGTCCTATCACATTTAATAGACGAAGCTCTTCCAGGAAACAACATCCCGCGAGTATTTATAAACACAGGCATAGAATACAAACTACTGGTAGATTTTGTAGAAAGAGAGAAAAAAAAAGACAAACGCATTGTAATTATAGCTCCAAAGACAGATATAAGACAAGTACGGATATCCTTTTAAAAGCAAAGAGCATTCACTCTATTTATCAATTTTTCAACATAGTGGTTTTAATGGGCAGACCGTTAAAAATTACCTAGGGCAAGGAGAAAAGACAAAATTTTTATGCCCTGCTTCTTTGAAATTTCAATTCACAGAAAATTATAATTTGAAAGTGTCGGATAAGTGTTGCACTAAACTAAAAAAGGAATCTGCACGAACCTTTGAAAAAGAAAACAACAGGCCCATAGCAATAACCGGAATGAGAACAGACGAAGGTGGCTTAAGAGCAGAACATAAAGGGTGTGCTGTATTTTCTGATGATGTATTAAAAAAGTTTCACCCATTAAAACCTCTGACGGACAGTTTCATAGAGTGGTTTATTTTAGAGAAAAAAATACAATTATGCGAGCTTTATTATTCTCCATACAACTTCAAAAGAACAGGATGTAAAGGCTGCCCTTTTAGTTTGGATTTACAAAAGCAATTAGATATCATGCAGATATTAATGCCTACAGAAAGAAAACAGTGTGAAAACATCTGGAAACCAGTATACGAAGAATACAGAAGAATCGGATATAGATTAAAAGAAAGCAACCAGCAAGAGTTCGATTTCACATAAAAATGACTATATAAGAAAGAGGTTTTAAATGGCAACTTTCAAAGAACTTGTAGGAACAGAAAAAGACGAACACCATAAAAACATATTCTCAATCATAGCAAAGCACGAAAGTGAATGTGCAGAGACACAGGACGGATACGAACTGATAGCTCTCGATAATTCAGAACTGGAAGCAATCAGAGATGAAATGGCAGCCATAGTCAAGGACTCAAGGCCCGGAACACAGACTGCAGAAGAAATGAGAAAGAGCCTCATTCTTGACTTCCCTGCAAAATTAAAAGAACGCATGGAAACATTGATCAAGAATGAAAAGCTCCGTCAGACACCAGGCATAGTAGAAGACGGATACTACAATCCGGTATCAGGAATAGGAACAGATATCGACCCTGGAATGCAGACTGGCAGCTTTATACCGGTATCCATGACACCGAACGAAGCGACAAGCTACTACGCAAATGGTGGTGTACCGGCAAGGATCATAAACAAGAAGGCAGGATGTCTGTCTCTGGACGGAATACACTTTGAGTGTGCCGACATGAATCCGGACGATATAAAGAGACTTGAAGACTATGCAGAAACTTGTGGATTCAGTGAAGCATATGCACAGGCCATAACACAGGCCCTTATATTCGGTGGAGCAATAACCTACCCTGTACTAGACAACGACAATCCTTTGACCTTCCAGAAATCACTTGAAGAAGTGTTCAAGACATTAAAGAAAGACAAGGACTTTATAAAATACTGGATTACGGCAGACAGATGGAATTGTGTATTCGTACCGGAATACAACATAACTGCACAGGACTATCTGTACGCAAAGTCGCTATTTATACCGCTTGGCGGTGTACGCGTATCAACAGAACGAATGGCAATGGTAAGGCCGCAGAAACTTCCGTTCTGGGGAGCAATACAACAGATGGGATGGAGTACGTCAGACTTTGAAGGCTGGATAAAAGACTTTGAAAGCTATCAGATAATGAAGATGTCGCTTCCGATAATGGCCCAGCAGTCAAGTCTCATGTATCACTCAATGCCAGCAGACGGACTGATAGTAGAAAACGGTCCGGATTTTGCAAAGCAGTTCTTCAAAGAAAACGAACGGCAGATGAGAGAATGGTCCATGACAAATCCAAGGGCCGTAAACTCGGTAGGTGAAATAAAAATACTTGAAAGAACATACAGCGGATACAGGGACCTTCTGAACGAATCACGTCTCGCTTTATGTGCAAGTTCGGGTGTAGCAGAATCAATACTCTTTGAAGAAAAGGCCACAGGACTTGCAAGCGATAACAGAGAAGACGTAACACTCAAACAAAGCGAGATGATTCGTCTGCTCTTCAATACAGTTTCTCCAAGTTTCAAGAACTGTATCAAGCTCCTGGTGTGGTCATGTTTTGGAAAGACAAGTGAACAGGCTACACTTGCAGAAAAAGTAAAAATCAAGGCAGACAACGGATACGTACTGTCAGAACAGGACAAGGCCCAGCTCGGACAGACATTCACCGGAATAGCAGGACAACTCGTAGCAATGGGAGTGCCATTAGACACTGCAGTAAAGACAGCTCATAAGTTCATACCAAGCGCAGACCTGGACGAAGAAACAATGCAGGAACTCTCAATGGGTGACACAGAAGGAATGGATGACCAGATGTGGGAACAGATGAACCAGGGCCGAGAAATGAGTAACGGACCGGATGCAGAAAGTCCGGAAGAAATACAATGGTAAGGAGAATAATACAATGAGTGCAAATGTATCAAACTCAAAACTTCCCTTGAAGGAAGTATTAAAACCAACAGGCTTCAGACCACCAGAGGACGTAAAGGACCTCACATTCAGTGAAGCAATGAACAGTGATAACCCTTCACTTGAAGACAACAAAGCGGTGTCGATTACTTCTAGCGAGACAGTCATAACACCATCATCAGGTAAAGACGCAATGAAGAAAGTAACAGCAACTGTCGTAACAGAGACAAAAGATGTAACAATTGATGTCTCAACATACATAGAACCAATCACAATCACACCATCAAGCGGAAAAGCAGGTATCTCGTCAATAAAGATTACATTGACAAGTATTTAATCGCAGGACCAGGGAAAAGGAAAATGGAAGCTGTAGAAACTGAAAAACTCAATGAGCTGATAAAGAATGCCATAGACTTCGAGACAAAGGCCATAACAAAACAACCAGGTTCTGAATACGAAGCGTATGCGTATATCAAAGAACAGATAGAAGAAGCATTCGATGATATAACACTGATAAATGAAGATTTAATTTTTATGTGGAACACAGTAAAAGGAAACTCTGATAAAGCATACAAATCATCGGTAGAACATATCAGGCTTCTCGCTCATAAACTTATAACAGACGGCATAATGATTGCAGCAGTAACAAACAAGGCAGGTATAGAAAAATGAGAGACGTATTCAGAAGAATCATGGAGAAGAAAGTGGCAAGTGGACTTGGCTGGGATGAGATAGCCAGGATAGCAGGAATAAGGGTATCTACCTGGATGACAGGCATACCGAACAGTAATCCGACAGACGAAGAAATAAAGAAAATCGCTCCGGTATTAAAAACAACATACAAGTGGTTGAAAGAAGGAAAGTAAAAAAAATGAGTTATCCATTTAAACTGAACGGATATATATACTCACCAAAGACAAAGGCGGGATTTTTACGCATGAAAAGAATGGGAATCCCGCGTCCTTTATTTTCAATACAAGACCGGCTGCAGAGAGTTCTCTTTGCAAGATACAAGGTATTAATCAGAAAACTATTAAAGGACCTTAAAAAACAGCTGGTCCAGAATAACATCACACTCGACAGTGCTCCAGAAGACGATAGCCTTGAAGCACTCATGAAGTTCTTCGAGGAAGAAGGAAAAAAGCTAGCAGAAGAAAACGAAAAGATGATAGGCCGTATCAATCTGAATACGATAGCAAACACACTCGAAACACAATGGCTGCAGGAAGAACAGCCGGAAGAAACCGGACAATTCGTACAGACAGTAGAGAACATCTTCAAAACAGAACAGGAAGACTACCTGGGAAGACTATTCGAAGATGCAGACGATAAAACCAGGAAGCTGATAATATCATACTCAATAGACAAAGAGAAGTTCTTCGAACAGAACCTGGAGAACATAAGAAGGCTCTATCTGAACAATTCACTTGAAAGAATCAAAGGTGAAGAAGACTACATAAAAAGAAAGATACTCGGAAGGATTATAGATTATGCAGAAGGCCGTTCTGACAAACTGAAACTCGATGACTTAAGCAAGGAAGCATACGAGACAGGCCTGAACGTCACAAGGTTATTTGCAAGAGACCAGATGCAGAGATTTAATAAAGCCTGTACCCTTTCTACCTTCCAGAATGCCGGAGTAACCAAAGTAAAATGGGTGACAAGTAATGACGGCAGAGTAAGAAAATCGCATAAGGAACTGAACGGCAAGATATTCGATGTCAGAAACCTTCCACCCGAAGTAGATGATTATAACTGCCGGTGTGGACTTGTTCCTGTTGAATGGTCAAGTGATTAAAAGAGGTATAAAAAAGTCATGATACGGTTTCAGATTATCGGAGAAACACCATCAAAGAAAAACTCAAAAATCAGAA